CGCTGGACCTAATAACAATTCGTTTTCTGCTACTGTAGTTAAACCGGTACCACCCTTGGCAAGTAAAACTTGTGAACTCAAATTACCGGGGTTGAGTACTGATAAACCTGTCTGTGTACCCGTACCACCACGCGCAACAGAAAGCACGCCTGTATGACTACCGTGACTCAAATTTAAATGTGTTATACCCTGACCGGAACCACTTATGTTCGCTGCATTGAAGTTACCCCCAATGACGCTCGAAGAATTAACCGTTTGGGCACTTATAGTACCGCTTGATGCATCTATTATAGTTCCCGTACCGGTTAATTGTAAATTATCCGCGGTTACTTTACCTGTTGTCGTGACGTTACCGGATAAAACGTTACCCCATACATTTGCCGTGATGTATCCATCCGCTGTTGTGTTTGTAGGTACAACGGTTTCACTTTCAGAATTACTTTCTGTAAAAGCGATTGTATATTCTTTACCCATGGTTTGACCCAGAAAACCTGCAAATACATTCGCGGTTGGTCTTGTCATATGTTGCCCCATATCTTTTGCGTCTACGGTATTGTTGTGTGCGACTGCAAATATTTTATCGGTAATGTAATGATCGGTTGTATGCTGCGCCGTAATATTACCTGCAACGGTTAAGTTTCCAGAAACGACCACGTTTGAACTAATAGATGTAATATGTGTAGATGGGTTATACCCAATTTTACTTTCCTCAAAAATACCAGAACTGTTCACGTATGGTATAGTCAAAGTATTTAACGAACTAGCGCCCGTACCACCTCGAGCAATAGGAACTTGTCCGGTGTTAGTACCTTGACCTAAATTTAACTCACTTATATTTGAACCGTTCCCACTAAAAGCTCCTGTAAAAGTAGATGCCGTTATATCACCGATTGGTGCATCTAATACAACTCCCGAACCGTTTAATGCAACTTGTCCACTCGTTACTTCTAGAGCTACACCCGAAGATTTATTTAATGTTATGACTTCGTCGGAAACGTTAGATACACCTGTTTGTGATGCAAGAACTTCATCTAACGTGAGTGGAACATCGGACCATTCGGGTGCCGTTTTACCCGCGTTTAATCGGAGAAACTGACCCGCGGTCGCGGAAGATGTACTTAACTTTGCGAGTGATGTTATTCCACTGGCATATACTAAATCACCTTCGCTATATGTATTAATACTTGTACCACCATGTGTTACGGGGAGAACACCTAGGTTTATATTACCCGTATCTATATTTGTTATGGACGAACCATCACCGGAAAATGATGACGCATTTATAACTGAAGCTGTTATGTTATTAGATCCTAATATTTCACCATATATACCCGACGATGCTATGTTATTAGATCCTACTATTTCGCCGTACAGTATTCCACTAACTTTACTCGCTGTTATGTTATTAGATCCTAATATTTCACCGTATATACCCGTTGTTCCAACAAGTTTATCTGCTATTATATCGTGAGTTGTTGTTATTTGATCATATACACCCAGTGTTCCAGTAATAGTTTGACCTTGAATGTCACCTAGAGCAGTAATAGTTTGACCTTCAATGTGACCTTGAGCAGTAATTTCACTTGCTGTAATTAAGTTGGAACCGCTTATGTTACCAAATATATAGTCATCGACAACTATATTACTATATGCCTTGAGTGACGTTGTTGGGTTTGTAAGGTGGAGTGTATTTGATGTAATATTACTTTTATCCGTGACAGTTTGTAAAGTTACATTTGAAAGAAGACCACCATCACCACGATAATATTGTGCGTTTATATTCCCCGTCGTTTCTATAGCGAAAACAGATTGTGTTGGTACATTCATAACAGTTTGACCAACAGCTCCCAATGTAAATAAATTTTGTGGATTTGTATTTGCTATGGCGACGTGGGACGTTGCTTGTATATCCCCAGTGTGTATAATACCTGAAACCTGAATTTTATTTGTATTATCTTTATCTATAACGACAGAGTTCCCTGTAGTTGATAACCTATCAGTTCTTGTATTACCTACAATTCGTAGATCATCGGTATCACCTACTGGACCTTTAATAAAAACCTTATCGGCTACAGATAAGGCGTGCGTTGGGAGTGTATTTGAAATACCTACGTTAGATGACGCAACCAAAGATGTAGTTGCATTGTTAAATTCAACTGTATTCGCTGTAACATTACCTACAGTAGTTGCATTTTGTAATGTAATACCACCTAACAAATCTGTAGCTACACCCGAATCTACAAGTTCTGCTGTTTGTGCGTGATACGCAAAAAAATTCGCACCTGATAATTCTGCTACACGTACCGGTGTCACATAAAGTGAACCTGGTGTTGATGCAGATATAGGTGCATCTGACGCATTAAAAACAACTGTGTTTTCGGCCTGATTATCATTAGCGTGTTTACCAAACCGGATTTTGGTAGACCGCTCGATGGTAGGTATATTTTTAACCATTTAATATAAGTAGGTATTTTTAATTGGCGTATATCAAACCCGCCATACCATTTTCTATTCTAAGAATATTGTAATTTACAGCATATATTGGATCATTTATAATCATATTTTGGCTATGTATCTTTGCAGAGTCTAAGCGACTAAAATTGAGCGTTCCTGTCGGTTGGAGTGAGCTCGTCGAAAGACAAAAGCAGTATAAAAAGAAATCTGGTGAAGTTACGAATTGTGTGTGGTAATAGTTTTGAATTTCCATAAAATGTGGTTTCCCCCATTTATAATTACCTATATCGAGACCATTTATCTCGATCTTTATTTTATTACTCGCGGATGTTAAAGCACCTTCGGTACTTGTATCTGAACACGCTAGGTATTTAACTGGGTGGTTAAATGTAAGTTCCTGTGTAAGTTCCTGTGAAGGAATACTTTTTTGAACCTGTGTAATGAGTAGATCATGATTTCTCGAAACTAAATTTCCACGTTCTTCGTTATCGAGGTAATAATAATTTGAATAACACTCGACGTTATAATTACCTGCTTGCGAACCCCAATGAATACGCAATTCTACTTCATGGTACCGCAAAGCAACTATTGGTATAGCACATTGTGGACCTTCGCAAAAAAAGAAACGTAAAGGATAAAAGTATGAACGTGCACTTATACCTGGGTGTGTACCATTAGAACTCTTAGAAACATTCGTTGCGAATGTATCTATGGCTATTTTTTCCGTAAACGCCGCGTCTTGTGAATCGATAACTTGTCCACCGATAAGCAATTCAACTCGATCAATTATATTTTCCCAGTTTTGAATATCAAGTGCTTTTGAGTTATCGTCTATAGTAAAGTAGGTGTATCCTAATAAGTCACCTGATCTTGGTATTTTGATCGATGACATAGCGTTATTTTTCACAGCTCCTTGTATCGTTTGCTTCTCTATAGATTGTGAAAAATTAGAATGCCTTTTGAAAGTTGAGTTAAAGAATGAAATTTCTGGTTTTCCCATAATGTACTCATCTTGAGCACCGATGGCAATAAGTTGAACAATACCAGAAGACATTTATAATAAGAAAAGGTTAAAATTATACGTGTATATCGCCCTGAAATAATTAGAAGGCTAAATTTCTTTTTTTGCAAACGAATCTAAATATTAAACATGTTTCGGATGTAGTCGCCGCAGCACCTGTTTCCTTCAATAACTCAACGGTTATTCTATCGAGTTTCTTTATTGGGTTAAAATATTGTTGAATAACTGGGTATTCGTTTTTAAAAATGAGTCGAGATGTTCCATCTGTTACGAGAGAACCGAAAACGCCGTTTATTAAATTATCATCAGCTGTATCAAGATCTGTTTTTCCTCTTTGAGAAAAGAAAGTTCTTAATTCATCAATTTTAAGATGTATTAATTTGTGAGCTCCATCTGTACCGTTAATATGAGCGGCTGTTAATTGAACCTGAACTATATTTTCGAGGGGTTTTGGGAAGAATGAAGTAAATTTTTGTTTTTGAGAATCGTCAACAGAATCAACGATAATGGTATGATACTCGTGTTCAAAATCGGGTAAACTTGACTGACTAGTCACTAACGCCATTTATATATACTGGAGATTTTACTTCATCTTGTACGCCGCTTGTTGCTGGACAAGTTCTTGTCCGCCACAAACTCCACCTCGACTATCGGAATAGTACGAGTTTCCGAGACACGATGGCTTCGATTCAAGATCGAAAAGGGAACCTTCATTTTGGGTTTCGATTTCGACGGTCTGGTAATTACTTGTTCTCATGGCGGCGAGAGCGCATAACATTAAGAAGACAATCACAATTGCCTTGAGGGTATTTTTGTTTGTAGCGTTAAGTTTCATTTGTTATCAACATACATTTTTTTTAAAGTGCGTTAAAGAATTTATAATACTTTCAATATAAAGATTAAATGGACGGTGAGATCATACTTAATAGAAATCATACAAATGTTATGAAACTTGACGATAACGAACAAGCTCTTATGAACGAGATTGAAATCGAAATTCCAAGACCTCAGCCTGTAAAAAAACAAATGCCGAAACCCATGAAGACTCAATTTACACCGCCACAAACACAAACTTTCCAGGAAGATATTGATTCGTTTGCTAATCCAAACAAACAAAATCCACCTTCGATTCCTCCACAAGAAGATCCAGTTGATTACGGTGAATACGAAGAAGAAGATCAGGGGTATGATTATGCAGGTGGTGGGGGAGGTGGTATGCCTTATATGGAAGAGGAAAAACCGTCACCAGGCTACAAAACAATCGATGAAGAAAAAGCCGATCTTGTAAATAAACTCGGGAGACTCGAAAAGAAAGGGTTTACGGTAAATAAAAGATTAAATGTATATTCACCAATTGACGAACTTAGAAACGAAGTAAAGAGAATTACGTATAGCATAGACGTTGATAAATCTATAAAATTTTCGAGGCGTATGCTTGTTGCATGTACAACCGGTCTTGAATTTTTAAACAAAAAGTATAACCCATTTGAAATTCAACTCGATGGTTGGTCGGAAAATGTAATGGAAAATGTCGACGATTACGATGAAGTTTTTGAAGAATTGTACGTGAAATATAGAACTAAAATGCACGTTGCCCCAGAGGTAAAGCTGATTATGATGCTCGGTGGGTCGGCTATGATGTTTCATTTAACCAATAGCATGTTTAAATCAGTCATGCCTAATATGAATGACGTGATTAAACAAAACCCCGGGTTGGTCCAAAACATGGTTTCTGCGGTACAGAACACAGTTCCTAAATCTCAACAAAGTGCGAGCGAACCATCCGTAGATGAAAATGGGAGACGAGAAATGCAAGGTCCAGGGTTTGATATCTCGAGTCTTATGGGTAATATCATGATGCCTCCCCAACCACCAATGAACACAACAAGTATTAATAAACCAGACGATACGGAAATTGATATCGAAGACGATATTTCGGATATTGCCGAACCACCAACTTTTGATACGGGTAAAGAAGGCGGCGATGACGAAGTGAGAGAAGTTAAAGTTACTCAGACCAAATCAAAAAAAGGAGGTGGTAAAAAGAAAAAGACCGTTGAAATTAATTTGTAAACATAGTATAAATGATAGGGTATTGTCCTTTAGATGAAGACCCTATTGAGATACCTTCTCGGCGGCGAGAAGTTGCACCCCCGACCCCAGTCGAACCACAGGCGGTGGCGAGACCTAGACGTTCTAGATCTTTCCTCGGTGAAGACGATACGGAGTGTAACTTTGTCGTTATGTTTTTCATTGCGGGCGTAATTGCCTTAGCGGTTATGGACGCACTTCCTAATAAAAAGTGATCGACTAAACCATCTACCATCCTGCTTTTTCCAGCATGGTAAATGTGATTTCGTTTTTTAATTACTGTTTATGTACTTTTTGCCTGTTCAGGAATGACGTGTCCGTCGTCGTCAGTCCAGCCTGTATCGTACATGTGTTGATCTTTTCTTTCACCTATAACTAACCAACTAACTTTTGCGGTAGAAGATGCGTTTTGACACGATATTGTAAGCGTGTTTCCGGATACGGAACCTTTTACTGCATCCCAATCGGATTCGTTTGATGTAAAACATTGAACGTCTCTATTCAATACTTCAAATGTACCACTCGTCATGTTAGAAACGCTATCTAAGTTTATAGATGCATTCCCGTTTACTAGATTAACTTTACCCCTATATATGAGATCAGCTTTTGGACCTTCTATGAAAGAGTGGCAAAGTGTGTGTGTATTACTCATAATTGCAAGTGGGTGATCTATTTTGAAGGAACCACTACCTTTTGATAACGTACCTGTACAGTTAATATTACCAACAACATCTAAAGGGTGAGCTGGAGATGATGTTCCTATACCAAGTTTACCGGTATAATCGATTTTCAAATTTGGATTAAATGTACAAGTTGCACCATAAATATCAATATTTTCCCAATTGATTTCTGCGACTCCCCCAGAAATCATATTTACAATAATTAAAATTCTATCGTATGGTTCGTCGTTATTGTAATCCGGTGTTCTAGTGAATATGGTATTATTACCATTATTAGCAAAACTAAGAGAACCTAAATCACCGGTATAATGTATAAGATTGTATTCTATACCATCGTTACTACCTAATACATATGCTATTCTAGGCTGACATGTTCTATCGTAACAGTCTATATCTAATTTAGTGAGGAAAATTGGATCTGGTATCCGAAGTTCTATCCATTCACCTTTATATCCCGCAATTCTTTCCGATGTACCTATATATGATCCAGGATCTACTCCATTAGAATACGTGATATTGTCATTGTCACCCAATATCCATTTATAAGACCCGGTATTATCATCATCAAACGCCTTGTATGCATTTGTTACATCCCTTGATGCAGTCACTGTATATCCGGATACAGTGTTACTCGTTAATGCGAGTGTAGGATACGCTACTACTGAATTTATTGTTATATCTCCCCACGTTGTAGATGATTTTGTTGCTCCAGCTTGACTAAATCTTACATCACTTGTGTTATTTATATAATCAAAGTTTAAACCTGTTATTTCTCTACCGCGACCTATAAACCCTTGTGTAGACTTAATTTTTCCATCTACATGTATAACTTCGGTTGGTGAACTAACATTTATACCTAACATACCAGCACCACCCGTGTTTCTGTGCATGACAGCACGTATATCTTCTAGTGTTCTATCGGTCCCCGTATTTAAATCGAACGCTATTTGTCCACCTTTTAACCGTATTCTATCTGGTCCTAATGTACCACCACCGGATGCATTTGCGTTATCTCCACCTTTAAAAAGTAATAGTTCGGTTTTTTCATAAGATTCATAAACGCGATTTTCTATAACTGACATTTCATACGCATTTTCTGATTGCGAACCACCAAGGTATATACTTTTATTACCATTACTCGAATACTCACTTGTACCTATAGATATACCAACTGTTTGAAGATTTCCATCAAACGTTACGTTACCTTTAATCACCATAGACTGATTGATTTTGTATACCCAAGTATTTGACGTACCTGTAGAAACCTGACCATTCGAACCAGCTATGTATGTAGTTGCACCTCCTATATATGTTATATCAGGTACAGAAAAAGAATTTGGTCGAGAAGGGTCGGGAAATGGGGCGGAGTACGTGGAAATGGGAGTAATGTCATTAGAGAAATGGTGTTCGTCTTTTCCTATAGCTACCATTTCACTTTCACCATCAACGGATATAGATTCACCTAACCGGTGTTTACTATTACCATTAACCCAAGTTTCAATTTCAACAGTTTCATTCGGAAAACTTACCCATTGATATCCATCAAAATCGAATGTGACAACACTACCTTTACTATCATAACTTGGGGCGCCAGCAATTATACGCCTACCTGAACCACCAAAACGTGTACACCATCCAATCAACATATAACTTTGGGATGCAGTTACATGTTTACCATTTTCCCCTAATTCTTTCCACTCGGCATTAGTCTGATCCCAATCAAGTGTGTATATTCTTCCCGACATGGCTTGAGGAGCCGTGTTTGATGTACCGTAATTTCCGGGAGCACCTGCTAATATACGCGTACCCGCCCTGTTTATATCCACAGATGTGCCAAGTGCATCTAACCATCTAACTTTCGACGGATTTGTATCATTTGTCAAACCTATACCAGTTGTACCTATAACAGATGTCATAGAAACGTTACTGGTCCAAGTCGTACCACCAGATAAAACAGTAACATTAT